AAGATGAAGATGAAGATGAAGATGAAGATGAAGATGAAGATGAAGATGAAGATGAAGAGGATGATGACGCAGACAATGAAGATGAAGATGATGAAGATGATGAAGATGAGGATGAAAAAGCTCCAAAAATGATGAAAAACAAGATGAAAAAAGAAGAAAGAGAATGGCTTGGTAGCCTTTTAAATCAAATTGGAGATCCTACTCAAAAGTTTGACAGCGGGTTTACAGAAGATAATCTTTCAGCTGATGAGCCCGGTCCAGGAGAAGTTGGATATGCTCCATCTGGAAGAATCGCAGATAACTTCACACAGGTTGCAGAAGCTGCTGAAGGATTAACTGCAAAACAAAAAAAACTTCCCAAGGCATTACAAGATGCAATTCTTAAGAAAAAGGGAGTAAAGTCTGATGAAAAGTCTGAAGACTCAGAGGAAGCAAGTGATAAATCTGATAAAGACTCAGAGGAAGGCGAAAAGTCTGATGAGGGCTCAAGCGGCAGTGTAGAAAAGCATTTAAAAGCCTGTCTTAAGAAAAATCCCAAAGCTTCATTTAAAGAAGCCAAAGATTATGTAAAGAAGCAAAAAGGCATGGGTAAATGCAAAGTGACTTTAAAAGATTATCTTGTTTGTAAGAAAAAAGCAAAATGAAAAGCTTTCTTAATTGGCTTGAGGATGCTGTAGCAGCTGCACCTGCGGCAACAACATCAGTTTCTGGAAGCCCAGGAGCCACTACATCCAATGGGATTGCCCCATATTTACAACCTGTTGGAATTGGAACTGTGGTAAAAAGACAGTTTCCCGGAGAGCACAGAAGGCACAGAAGGCACAAAAAGCATAAAAGGTAATATACATCTATATGCAATTTAAAGATTGGCTAAATATAAACGAAGCATCAAACCCGGGCTCTAAAACTGGTTTGTATCCACCTGGTTATGGAGGAATAGCTCTTTATCCTCCTCAATGGTATCTAACCAGAAGCGCCGACGCTATTTTCTACCTTTCTGTAGACGAAAGAATATATAACTTTAAGAATCACAAAATGATTAACACTTCTCTTAATACAGGAGAAGGGGGATTGTGGAATATAAAACATATTCCTGGTGGCGGGGATCAAGCAAAGCCTACCAAAGATGGCTTAGGCGTTAACAATGGCGAAGGTGGTATGTGGAATATAAAACACATAAAAGGCAAGCCAACCTATACTAAGAACAAAGAGTTCATTCCAGACGCTGGAGAAGGGGGAATGTGGAATATAAAGCATATAAAAGGTGATTCTAAGCCTCCAAAAATGAATGTTGGAGAAGGACAACCTTGGGATATATCTAAATTAAAAGGCAAACCTAGTTATAAAAAGAACAAAGAGTTTATTCCAGATTTCGGTGAAGGTGGAACTTGGAATATAAAAAACTTGTAACTCAACTTTCCATTTCTTTCTTTAAAATATCTCTACATTTTTGCATTATTTCTTCAAGTTCTTTAGGTTTGCAGGCTAAGAGTCTACATGCTCCGCTTTTATTTAATCTTCCTTTTTTTGTATAAACTTTATTTTCATTTAAAAGTAAAATATCAATTATTTTTCCGTATCCGTTATCTATCAATTTTTGAATTAATTCCTGTCTTTCAATTATCTCCAGAAAACTTAATTTCATATTTTTTTCCTTTTTGTTGTACTTATAATAACAATATTTTTATATTAAATCAACGACAAATTTAATTATTCTAAATATGCTCTATCATATCTAAGAGTTAAATCTATAGTAACAATATCACTGGTACTCATATCTAGATCGCCAAATTCAATTGAGTTTGGCCAAACATTTTCTAAAACCCACTTTTCTATAGTTTCTCCGCAGCCATCATATAGTTCTAATGTGCATCTGCCTACTTTAAATCCAGAAGAGCTAGGTTTCCAAATAGACTTAGTAGAAGAAACCTCATATGATTTTTTAATCCAATCCATGACAGGATTAGACTTCTTCTTAATATCATATAAACTTAAATTTATAGGCTTCCAGTCTGGTTTGCTTGGAAAATAAATCGTTTCATTTACATGCTGAGCGTCCATTTCCTTGAATGTTAATCCAGGTCTTCCTCCTTTGAATGGAGGAAGACAAGGGCTACCTTCGGCAGAAACATTTTCTATAAAGAATAGCCACCTATTTTTGCGTTTAAAACAAACTCCAGGATCTGTAAGCGCGCCATCTCCATAATCCCATCCCATTGATCTTGCCATAATATTATTTAGTATAAATATAAAAAAAAGATGCAAGATTTTGATGATCTTGCATCTTTCTTTTATTGATAATTTTTAATTTAGCTCTTGCAGCCAACGCAGTTACAAGCAGTAAATGCTTTCTGGCAACCGCTTCCTGTGGCGTTATAAGTAGCCTCGGAATATCTTAAGGTTACCTCTACTGTAGCCTCATCACTACTTGCATAATCAAGCTCACCAAAATTAATCGATTGGGGCCAAACGTGTTTTAAAACCCAAGTTTCTAAGGTTTCTCCACAACCATCATATAGACTCAGAGTAGCTGTGCCAGCGTAACCGCCGCCAGTACTGCTAGTACTATTTTGAGTCAATCCACCATTGCCCTTGACTGAAGATTGATTTAATGACGAGTTATTGAAAGCATAAACTGTACTTAACCAACTATAAAGATTGGTTATATCATTGTTTCCATCGCCACCTTTTTCTAAAATATCATAAAATGTAACTGCAGTTGTCTGCCAAGAAGCTTTTCCTGGTATCCACATTTTGCCGTGCAAATAATTTATTTCAGTTTCATCTATGTCTATTTGTGGTCTGCTTGCTACCTTGACAATAGTGTCAGGAATATTACCGCAGGGTGTTTGCAAAGCAAGTGTCCATCTATATTTTCTTTTAAATATAGTTGTTGAGTTCGATAACACTCCCAATCCCATGTTCTGAGCCATATTAGGTTCTCCTTATAAAATTATTCATACTAAATTTATCACGCTGTTTCGGCAAAACTCCCAGTTCTATGTATACTGAATTCTAGGAATATAAATTCTGCTGAACGTACAGGTTGTATTCCTATTCTTGCTCTAAATTCATTTCTATCTATAACGTCAGGTGTGTTAAGTTCTGTGTCAGCCTTGATTATGAATGCATTTACTCCTCTTCCAACTTGTATTTCTTGAAGAATTTGAGTTGCAATCAATACAAATCTTTGTCTAAACTTATCATCATTTGGTTCAAATATAAGTGATCTGCTTGCTGTTCTTAATCTCTTTTCAACTGTAAGCATCAATCTTCTTACATTTACTCTATCAAGAGCTGTCGGCTTTCTTTGGAGTGTTTTTTGACCGAATATTACGAATCCACCAATATCAACAAACTGAATGATTGGATTCACGCAATTTCTATTACCATACATCAGATCTCTTTCCTCTAGTGTTGGACGATCAAAAACATCCAATATATTAGAAACAGTTCCTCTATTTAGACCTGCTGGCGCAAACCAAGGAGCAGCCAGACTATCTGATCGAGCTATGGTTGCCATAACAGCGCCGCTTGGTGGAACCCAAACATCAAGTAGATTAAAGGTATCTCTAATCTTAACCCATGGCCAATACAGAGCACCAAAATCGCTGTCAAATCTATTTGAATTTAAAGGATGGGCTCCATTTTGCCACTGAACTATTTCTTTAACTGTTAATCCAAATGGAGGATCAATTATAGCCATGCAGTCCATTCTGACGTTTTGGCAAAGATCCAACAGAGCTGTTACAACATTTGTGCTGCTATGCCCAGGAACAGCAATCAGATCGATATCAATTTGTTCTGGCTCACTGAGAGCATAAATTCCTGTGTATCCTAAAGCACTACCAATTATTAGCTCGTCTTGCTTATCTGGATCTGATGGTATACCGTCAGCACCACCAGTTAGTGAATAAGCTCCACTTAGTGGAGAATATGTAGTTGAGTTTAAAGGAGGTGAGCTTATATCTGTGGCGTCAACGACTCTCACATAGTCAGAAACCTGAGCTAGGTAAGATTCTACATAATAGCTACTTGCAGGATCTTTTGTAAGATTGCCCCAAGATTCTACCTGAACTCCATTACTATAAACTTCCATTGTGAAGTTGTTTTCGTATGAGTTATTTTTGATTTTAACTTGTGTTCTGTTACCTTCAATGCCTGGAGTATCAGCATATATTGTGAAAGTGACCTGACTCATATTAGTGTTATCAGATCCCACAACAATACCACCGACATCAGAATCGGAATTGGATATGGATCCATCGACCGCAACAGCACTAGATTGAACTGGGCTTACACCTGTTGCTGTTGCTGTGTCCATTCCAAAAACTTCTAAAGCAACTCCTACTGCTTTAATTCTTAGTCTGGCATCTCGACCATAATGCTTGGTCTTAAAGCTCAGATAGTTTTTACCAACATTATCTCCTGTGCTTGGACTGTATGTCCCTGCTACCCAACCTCCAGGCAAAGTGCCAGCGGTTGAACCACCTTCATCAGATATTCTTTGGTCGTTTATTTCTGTTATAATTTCGGTGAGAGATACGCTGGAATCTCCATCAAATTTAGACAGATCAACAACTTGAACAACATTGTCTATAAGAGTGCTATCTGTGCCATCTACAATTAGTTGAATATTCATTCCTGACATTCCACTAAAATTAAAAGTACCATTTGTGGCTGCGGCAGGGGTTCCACTATAACCATATTCTGAAGCAAGCACTTCTGCTTGTGTCATACCAGTGCCCAGACCGGTTTCGGCATCAGCTCCGTATATTGAATCTTTTACAGAAACTAATTCTAAACTTGCATTTGGACCATAAGCCCACACTGTTTTTACGCCGATATAAGTATCTGTATCAACTGTGTGGACGAAGAACACGATTCCATCATTGACTGTATCTAACTGATCATTTAAGGTTGCAGCAAGATCATTAGCTGAGTAAGTATCAGCAGCAACTACAAGTGTCTTTGATGACAAAACTGTGTTAAGTCTCCACTTGAAAAAAGAATCTACTGTGAAAGTATAATCACCAGCTGATTTTGAAATTATTTCCACAACAGATCCAGCACTTGGAACATCAACATAAGCTGATTCTGCTCTTTCATTACTAACGGCTTCTTCGTCAGCAACTCTTACAATGTAAAGCTCATTTGCTGCATTTAGATACTGCTCAGCAGCGTATATTAAAAAGGGATCACTAACATCAGGATGGGGATAACCGAAAACTGTGTGAAGTTGTCTGCTGGTGGAAACTAGTGTTGGGATATTGATTGGACCCTTGCTAGCAAAACCTACCAAAGCACCTCTGTGAAAAGATTGATTGGGAGCTATGAAGCTCAAATCCTTCTCAGCTATTCTAACGCTTGGACTTATTGTATTGGAAGGTGGAAATCCCCTTAAAATTGCCATTTTTTATTCTCCCTTTATATCTAAATTTTCTTAGTAGTAATTAATCCTTTTTTCTCTGCCCTAAGTATATAGTCAGTTGACCTCTCTTCTTCGAGCAAAAAAATATTTTTTCCTGAACCAACTCCTGGTACATTTAAAACTGTAAATGTACGGGGTGCCCTTCTTGACAAAACAACCAGTTGCATAGGAAATTTATTTCTATTTGTTATCTCTAACACTTCGTCTCCTTAACGGTTTCCTCAATTCGACTTACAATTGCACCTACTTCTTCTTCCGTCAAACCATCTGTCAATTCTATCTTTGTAGACAGAATAGACTTTTTCCTCACAATCGGCTGAGGTATATAAGACTCAGCAGTTAGGTTGAATTGAAATTTAACAACCCTAATTGCCTGATCCCCAGGTTCTATCTCAAGATTATTAGCAATTGAATCTAATTTCACCTGAGTTTCCCAGTTTACACCTCTAACCTTTATATATGCAACAGGACTAAATTTTAAAATAATTTGCTCTAATATTTGATTCATATCTTCAACATACATGGTCCAAGCATATAAACTATATGATATGTCTACTGGTATGCCCCAAGATGTTCCAAAAATTGTATCTCTTTTATATTTTTCACTTATCGTAGAAGAAGGTTTTCCATCTGGACCTCTTGCATAATCAACTGCTTTGTGATAAATGTATCTTGATTGATTAAATTGATAATCTTGACTGTGTATAGCCATTATTGGAAGTCGTATTCTATCTACTACCAAAGAGTTATCTTTTCTTACATTATCTTGAAGTATTGCGGCTACTGCTTTTTCTTGTGTTCCCCAAATAATCGGAATGGGGTGAGCCTTACCGTCTTCATCCAACACAACTATATCTTTAAATAAATCTAAAACTGCTTCATCTGTTCCTCTTAAAGCTTTGGTATATCTATATATTGTATTAAAATTTGTGCCATCATTTATAATCTTGCCGCTTTGCATTGGATCACAAAGATCGCTTTTGCCTATTCCTGTTTTTTCATTTATCGAAGATTCTTTTAAAAAATCTAAATTGTCTGGGGCGTTTGAACAGGTATCTGGTGTTGTTTTATTTTCTTGAAAACTAAATCCTTTTGGGTTACAATCAACAAAGCTTTTTTCTGGGTGATTTTGCATAATAATATATATGAGTAACCTTAAATTAAAGTGGAGAAGTTTTTTTAATGCAAAAGAATTTCCTCCTACTCAAATAAAGCTTCAAATACCAGGATGGGCAGGTGAAGATAAAACTCATGAAAATGGGTCAAAACCTCAACCTTGGCATTGTCCGCCATTTGTAGAAGCAAGCACCTACGGCATAGAATTGGTTTATCCATTTGAAACAGAATGCGTAGTTAAAAACATAGATGGAAAAACAGTATTCGAAGGTGACTTCTCAGAAGAAGAAAAAAAATATAATCACCCAATGCCTCCTTTTATGAATTTTGCACCCGGGCATTTTGGATTCACATCAAGCTTTGATTTTGAACCTCCTGCTGACCACATAATAAGAATAGAACCTCATCCTAAATATTACACCGATTCTTCTTGGACTACACCTCTCCCAGTAGCCGGACACATACAAGGCGAATGGTGGTCAAAAATATTCTTTGTTGTTTTTAAACAACCACCTTTAAATTGTAAATACATTTTTAGAAAAGGAGAGCCATACGCTCAAATATTAATCTTACCAAAAAGGGTAGATTATGAAATTGTTGAAATGACAGAGCAAGAAAAAGAAAAAAGAATTCTATTGGAAGCAAACATTTCAAAGTATAGCGAAGAGTTTTGTAAAAAATGGAAAGATCATCAAGGTAATACTTTTGACAATAAATATAAAGTTTTAAACACATCATTTTCTAAAGATGGAATGAGCGGTATAAATAAACTGATCAAACAATCCGCAGAAAAGTATTTTAAAAAGAAGCATCCCAAAGTAAGTCTGTTTAGACGAAAAAGAAAATGAAACTCATAAACAATAAACTTAAAAATTTTATAAAAAGAGAATTATTTATTCCATTTCCAACTATAGAATACAAACAGCTTAAAAAACCTAATCTTCCTTTAAAGTTACTAAAAAAAACTAAATAATTTTGAAATCTTGTTTTGGAGTAGGAATCTTACCCTCGCCAGTAGTAACACTTTCTTGAAACTTCTGAGAAATTAGTTGAATATGTAAAACACCCCATTGTTTAAACTCAGCTAAATTTCTTTGTATAATAACCCAGTTTTCTTGAAGGTGTGGAGTGTATAATCTTGAACCTATTTTTGGTGGATGCCCAATAGCTTTTAATGTAGATCTGTAATTAAGCTCAAATATTTGTTCGTCTGGGGCATCTATTCCAAATTGATTAACATAATTTTGACTTGCTGCCGGTTCATAATATCCCCAAAGCTGAACAGGGGTTGGTGAAAATATTTTACCTCTATCTTCAAGATAGATTGGATCTACTGTTGATGATTGTATGAAAACTTCATAATAAAATATGGGAATTCCACCTCTTTTTATGGCTTCCTCGTCCCAGCTATCATAAAGAGTAAATTGTGGGTCTTGAGGATCAAACTGCTGATAACTTCCTGTTACACAATATGGAGTTCCGTCTTGTTTTTTAATCATATAATTATATATGATTTTAAAAACTATTAATTTTTATGAAACACCAATATTCAAACTAACAGCAATAGTTCCGCCGCCACCAGGCAATTCAAATGGAACAGAAAATCTTTCTACCCAAAGTAAATAATTTGTACCATCTATATTAGTGGTTACGTAATATCCATACACTTTTATATTATTATTAAAAGTAAATGTTTGTTCTGGATAGGAAGCCGTTGTAATATTGCTTGAAGTTACAATGTTCCAATTAGAAGCACTTAGATTTTTAGAAGCATAGTTGGCAGTTGAAGCCTCTGTCAAATCCGAAAGAACTGTGTTTTTACTTGGGTTATGATTGTTTGCAAAAAGTCTTAAAGTTTGAGTATCAGAATTAGATATTTTACCAAAAATAAACTTTAATATTGTTTGATCCGATATGTTTGGAATTATTAGACTCATTTGTTTGTTCTATTGTGTGGATAATTACTAATATATAGATATCATGGCGATAAAAAATAAAGACGGAACTGTATTCAAAATTTCTGGTCCCAATCCTTTAATGGAAGAACAAACCTTGTGGAAAGGTTTTACAAAACATAATTTTGAATGGACAGAAGAAATAGACAAAGAAAATAAATCCAAAGCCTTTGAAATAAAACAGAACAAAGAAGAAGTGGTATTTGAAGAAAAGAAAGCTGAAGAAAAGAAAATAGTTGTTGAAGAGACCAAAAAAATAGTAATTGAAGAGCCAAAAAAAGAAGAAAAAAAGATCTCAGATCACAAAACTATTAAATGTTTTTGTCTTCCCGCAATAGTCATAGAAAAAAAAGACGATTTATATGAAGAGACATATCAAAAAATAGAATATCATGACAAATTTATATTCGAAACAGTAATTATAGAAAAACAAGATATTTATATTAAATTTTGGACTATGGAAAAAATAACTAAAAATTCTATTATATATCCAAAAAATAAAGACAAAAGATGGTGGAAAGTTTCAGAAGAATCAGAGGCGCCAATGGGTTTTATATATATGGCAATAATTTCTGATTATACGCCTTCTTTTGAATGATCCGATATTACTTTTACACTATATCCAAGCTCTTCAAACTTTTTCTTGTGATCATCAACGCACTTAAGATATGCAGTTTCATAAACATCAGCAATCAACTTATTAAGATCTTTAAGATCTTGCTCAGTAGCTAGGTGATACAATATCCTATCTATTATATTTTCATTTCTATTGAATCTTTCTTTTAAGATTTCAAATATATATTTTTTAATATAATGATTTCTTTGATTTTGTAAAAAATCCATTGTTTATTGATTTGCCTTTGCTGCATTTATAAATGTAGATTTAATTAAATCCATAATTGGTTTTCTTGCCATCACAGCTTTTGTAAGCTTTTCAATATCAGCCTTCACTTCTCTATCTGTTAGGCGACTTGCACCCGCAATAGTTTCACGGAATCTATTTATATCTGGATCATTTTTAGTCCATGAAGGTGGCCATAATTTTGCTAATTCATCAATATTAGCAGAAATTTCATTTAAAAACTTAGGAGAAACTCCCTTTAAAGGAATGGTCGATATAGGTGGTATTTTATTATCTTTAAGTTGTTTTGATAAAACTGCCGCGTCATCGGAGGGAACTACTCCTTTTTTTCTAAGCTGATCTTTTTTCATAGAAACTTCTTGATTGTGTAATCTTTGACCAACGTCAGAAATTCCTCCTAAATGTTTTAAAAGAATATCAATGATGATATTTTCTCTTCCAAGTGCTCCCGCAAGACTTCGCCAGTAACTCGCCCAGTGATAAATTACACTCTCAGAAGACTCGTTGCTTGGAATTCTATAGTTTTGATACTTATTATAAAGTTTAATAGGTCCTTTATAATCCTCATCTTCAAGAATATCTTCGATATTCTTAATTATAGCCAACATTCTATTACATCCGGCATTTATAGGAGATTCTTCTGAGGCCTTTAAAGACTCCACAGAAGACTGAGCAAAATACTTTAATCTTTCTTTTGCATCTTCGTAGACATCATTTATTTTTTCTTTAATCGGATTATCATTAAAATATTTTTCAAAATCCGACCCAGATACTCCTCTTGATTTATATGCATTTTTAATATTATTAAATAATCTTTGCCAATAATCTAAAAGGTTTGTTTTCTCTTTATTTAAAACTTCAAAAATAAAGTTATAGTTAGAGCTGCTTATTTTATCAGAATTTTCAAACATATATTTTAGTATGTGTGAAGTTCCTATTGACGCAGACTTGTCATAAAGCCTTTTGGCTAAATCAGCTGGTGATCTAAAAACAAACGTAACTCTCTGTCCCTGTGGTGCATCAGGATCAGGATTGAGCATATCTAGAGTAATGTCCGCTCCACTACTAGATCTAAAACTTATTTTCTTACTTGTGTCGGCAAATATTGATATAAATTGATACTTCTCCAGTTTTGAAGAATTTTTATCTATTGTGAGTGGTTTTATTTTACTTAGATCGTCTTCAATAACGACTGTGTTCCTAGCTTTGAACAATCCCTCTGTATCAGTTCTTGTTTTTCTGCTTTCGCTATCTTTGTCTAATGTTTCTTCTCCTTGTTTTTCACGTCCTTCTGCAGATTTTTGCAAAAGAGTACTAATGTAATTTGCAGCCCTAGTTCGTCTCCCTAGTGCGTAATGTAAATCCTTATCTTTTGCGTTAGCATAGAACAAATCAACTATTCTTGCATGTAAATCTTCAAACTTGATTTTCAATCCTTTTAAAATATCAGTTTTATTTGCTTCCCCAGCACCAAATTTTTTGCCTAAAAAAGAATCCTTCATACCAACTACTATATCACTCCAACCAGAAATATCACCAGAACCGTCTTCAACTTCTCTTATTTCATAAAAATCACTTAGTGTAGATTTACCATCAAATTTCGATGTTGTTTTTATTTGTTTCGCACCAGGTATAGCAGAACTGGTATCATAATCATCACCATCACCATCATCACTATAATCGTCATCGTATGATTCATCTTCATCTGATTCTTTTATGAGCTGAAACATAGATAAATCAAAAGTTTTATTTTCTTTCAGCTCAGCCTTACTTTTTTCAACAATTCTATATGTCTTGAGTATCATAGGTCTTGCGTTATCTGGATAATATTCTGGGTGTTTTTCAAAATAACTCCAAAGTTCTTTTCCGATAAGCTCTCCGGAAGAAGATCCCATTACAGTAGAATTTCTTGGGAAAATTTTAGCCAATGCAACTTTAGTAGATTTTTCATGAATGGATCCTGGAATTTGACTCTTAACCTCGGGTCTCCATCCAACTAACCTAGTGCCCACTGCTCCATGTTTATATTTTCTTGTTCTATAAAATTTATTTAAAAGTGTCTCTGTTGTTTTACCTTCTTCGTCTTTACCCATGATCACACCACCTCTGGGCGTTGTCATCAGATCTGCTTCTAAATTTTCTCCCATTAAATCAATTAATTCTTTGATTAAATCTTTAGTTGAATTATCGATTTCATTTTTATCTAATAATTTATTTAAATCATCCGATGACTGCAAATCTATAGATTCCAAATCTACCCCGACACTAACCAGATTTGCAGTTATTTCTTTTCTAAGATCTATAATTTCTTTTGATTCTTTTGGAGTAGAAGATCTAATAAATGATGGTGCATTCAGTAAAGGAACTGATCTGGCATTTTCTCCTTCTCCTATTTTTACATAAGGTAAAATTATTTTTGGCTTATCTCCTTCTACAATTTCGCCTTTTTTGTTCTTAGTTTTACCGGACCCTACTCTTAACTTGTCTCCCTTTATTTTATATGGTATTCTCCCTGTTCTTTGAAATGATTCCCAATCTCTCCCCAGTATGGCTTTTAATTTCTCTCTATCTTTTTCATTTAATTTATCTAATTCTCTTTTTCTTATCTCCTCATCCTTAACAGGATCTCCTGTTATATCAACAGAGAGAATTTTTGGACCATGAACAGCCTCTTGCCTAATTATTTCTTTTGTTCTCTGTTCAGAAAAATACTTGGCGAAAATCTTTTTTAACTTTGTGTTTTTTGCAATATGTCTCCATGTTGTCATATGTTCAAGAGTCTGTGCATTTATTTTGCCGTCAACTTTATTTTTTTCTACAACTTCTTCATAGTTGTTGTGAAATATACTCCGAAAATCATCTTCGCTCACTCTTGATATATCTTTTTCTGATGCATTTTGATCTTTTAAAAGAAATTTTATTAGCCATAAACCGCTCTCCATTTCTCGAAGTTCTTTTACTGGAGCGGGGCTGCTTTTGCGAAAATCAATAAATTGGGCGGTTGTATAGGGTCTATCGCCACCTAAACCTTTATTGTTATCTATAAATTTTAGAATAAAGTTTTGTATATTTCTTTGAACAGTGTTTTGAATTTCTGTATCATCAATCTCTGGGCGATACTTGGGATTTATTCCACTTCTAACTATTTGATAAGTTACATCTCTATCTTCTACGTCTGACGGCAGGTGTCCAAAATGTCTGTGGTAATTCAAAGCATATAGATTTTTAAGAGCAGTTTTAATGCCACTCATTTTTGGAAAATTAAAACCATCATCACCTGAACCAACTTTATATATTACTTCTGTTCTTTCTTCTCCCTTTTTATCCTTGGTTGTAGTCTTGCTTTTTGTAGGATTAGATAAATCTATTCCATGTTTTCCATGAGTTTCAAATTCTATATCTTTACCATAAACTTGACTCAAATGTTCTAATTTTGTTTTTATAGTATGCTCATCACCGGGAAGTGTTTCAAGTTTTTCGATATATCTGTTTATATAAAATTTTATTTTTTTATCTCCAACACTATATGTTTCTTGATCGCCGCCTTTTACATATGTCACTATGTGCTTTGTTATTTCGTGAATCAAAATTCTAATTGTTTTATAATTTTCTTTGCTTGTTCTTGATGTTGGGCTTTGGAAATCATAAGAATCAAGAAGTTTGTCAAACCAATCAGATAGTTCTTGTCGATTAATAGCCCCTGAAGATCTTTCTCCATAATTATCATACTTGCTGGCAAGATCTAAGATAAAGTTTTTAAATTCACCTATATTTGATTGGTCTATTGTAAAATTATTTTTAATTTTAGAGCTTTTTCTTTGATATGCTTTTGATGATAATCCGAATTTTTCTTTAAAAGAATTCAAAATTTCTGATGATATTTTATTTCTTATATTTTGTCTTGCCTTAAGAAAATGCCAAGTTTTTTGTATTCTTTGTTGTAAAGCCGTTGCCCAATAGTTTTGATCTATCTGATAGAGAAAATCCAAATCTTCTTCGTCTATTTGAGTCGGGCTTTTGTCATAGGTTCCCCTATAAGCTCTCGCCTCCATTAAAATTGGGTAATCAAAATTTTTGGTAAAGAATTCTTTGAAGTTATACATAGTTTTAATTTCTTCTTGGTTACTTTATATATATAATATATGAGCAATATTTTAGAAATCCCCAGACCATCTCAAGATGTAAATTGTCAATCTTCTGCTCCTTGTGGATCAAACTTAGGTCCAACAGACCCATTGGTCAAAATATCCCCCAGAAGAAATAGGGAAAAAGTAAGAGAACAAATAAAAGATTATGTTCTCCTGATGTTAGGTGCACCCGTAGTTAGTATTGAATTAGATCAGCAGCAACTCGATGGAGCTGTAGACTTTGCTCTTCAAATATTTGAAGATTACGCACCAAGAGAATATTATCAGTGGTATGTTTTTAACACTGTGCCTGGACAAACAATATATCAAATGCCTAATGATATAGGGATGATAAGAGAGGTTGCATATAAAGAAACTGCTCAATATGCCTTTAGCGCAGCCGATCTAGGAGGCGTAATCCCTCTGGAATATATGGGTGCTGGAGCCTATGGAAGCATAGCTGGAGGTATAAATCCACAAACCCCAGTTTGGGGAAAAATGAACGAGTGGATGTTATATAAACAATACGAAGATACATATAATAGAATGGCAAGTCAACAAGGAGGTTGGGAGTGGATTGGAGGCTATGGAGCTATAAAGCTTTATCCTGTGCCTTATAAAACCCACTTAGTTGCTGTTCATTATTTGCAAAAAAACACAGATTTCAAACAAGTTACACAAGCAATGCAAGAAGGAGCTCTTGCTTTTGCAAAAATAATGCTAGGAAGAATTCGCTCTAAGATAACAAATCCTCCTGGTCCAAATGGAGGAGTTCAGTTGGATGGACAACAAATACTTCAAGAAGGATTACAAGAGAAAAAAGATTGGGAAGAAAGATTAATAAATAGATTTGGAGATCTTCCACAAATTAAATTAGGATAAAAATGAAATCGTTCAAAGACTGGAAACTAGAAGAAAGTGTAGACGCAACAAGATATAGTGTTGCTATAAATTATAGAACTGACCCCAATGAAGTCCTAGATGCTTATTCAAAAATAGCTCTTGGATACATAAGTGCTGCTATGAAAAACCATGGTTTCCACACAAAGCATGTCTACACAGAGCATCCCTACAGACTAATAGTGGCAAGTAGAAATTGGGATGATGGAGAATGGGTTGGAGTTGTAAGTTGGGATCACAAAAATAAATGTTTTGTAATATCAAAAGGATTTTATAATAAGTCAAATAAAACAACATCTATAATTAATACCGATAAGTGTTCCGGAACGACACCAAGTGAAATAAGCAAAGATTTATATAAATTAATGCAAGATTTAAAAGATAAGCCTGACAGATATGTAGAAAAACTGAAACCAGTTAATATGAAAAGAGGACCAAAAACTTAATCCCTAGGTTTGTGTGTTTTAGACACATTGATCTCATTCTGCAGCTCCCGAGACATATGATCTTGATATTTTTTCTTTAATTCTGTATAATTCCTAGCAGATCTATACAATTGTTTGAAATGGTTCAATATACATGTTGTCATATAATTAAAAGCTTTCCCAAACCTTGGATCAAAACGATCCAGCTTCTCGAAACATATAAGAACACCTTCTTGCACACTGTCATCTGGATCAATTAGATTAAACTTTGCATATCTAACTATATTTTCGGATAAAGTGTAAAAAGCGGTGGCTAAATCTCTTTGAGTAACATCATACTCGATTAATGTTTTATTGTACTCGTTTTTAACAAAAACCCAGGAATCAGGCTCTATTTCTTTAACTCCATGCTCTTTGATGTTATTCATCAAATACTGATACATGTTTTTATGTCGTTTTATTTTTTGAAAAGAAACTATGACCTTCTCTAGCTTCTTATTGTTCAGATATTCTGATGCCATTGATTTCCTTTTAATTTTTAAAGAATATATTCTATTAATTTATGGATTATTATTACATATTCTATAAAATATTAGAAGATCCAAGATGCATAAAGCACTATAAAGATCTGTTGTGTTATTATAAAAGTAAAAATAAACAAAATTTTATAATCGCAATAGAAAATCTGATTGAAAAAATAAAATGAATGACAACCTATCTTTTTGTATTGTTACAAAAAACAATGAAGAAACTTTACCTGAATGTATAGAGTCTTTTTTTGACATATGTAAGAATATTTTTTATATTGATATGGGATCAACAGATAATACTTTGATTATTCTTGAAAAATATAAAGGTAAAAAATTTAAAAAAATAAGTGAAGAATATTCATCTAATAAAAATTATTTGATAACAAATGTTAAAAAAGATTGGTTGTTTTTCATTGAACCAAATGAAAAAATAATAAATGGTAAAAAAGAAATAGTAGAAATATCAAATAAAAAAGAAGGAGTTTTTAGTGTTTCATTATTACAAAACGATATTTTATCTAAATCAATAAGATTTTTTTTTGGTAATAAAATAAAATTTGAAAACCCTATATTTGAAACAATACAATTAAAAGCCGAATCTTCAAATATAATTTTAAAAGAAATATCCCCAATAGAAGTTAAAGATGAATATAGCAAGATATTAAATTGGAAATCAAAAGAACCTTTGAAGGCACAACCTTTATACTACGAATCTTGTTATTATATTAAAAATAAAAAATGGGAAGAGTTTTTAAGAACCGCAGAAAAATATCTGTTTATGGAAAAAGATGATTCTTTGCCAAGTTATATCATGACAAAATACTATTTATCTCTAATATTATTTTATACTCAAAAAGATATCAAAAAATCAATTCAGACTATTGCTTTCTGCATAGAAAAAAATCCAACCATGGCTGAATTTTGGTGTTTACTTGGAGATATTAATTTTGAAATGAAAAAATATCAAAAAGCATATTATTTTTATGATAATGCGTTACTACTGGGATCTCAGAGATTGAACGGCGATGAGTTACCGATAGATATTAAAAAATACAAAGAGTATCCAGAAAAAATGAAAAATATTTGTAAGGAATTAGTATACAAAGTCTAATTCATTTATAACTACTGTAACTTGATCTTCATATCTTGAAATTGCAAGTTGTTTACGCCCAGGCGATAAAGATCTTAATTTCGATTCCAGTTCATCTATGGAACAATTTATTATAGAAAAATTATTTTGAGCAAGTTTACTCGCTTGTTCTTCAACCGCAACCACTTCTTTGTCCGGAAAATATTCTTGAAGTTGAGATTTTGCTTCTGATAAAAGTCTCTTATAAAGACCAACATTACACCCACACCCAGGGTTAGATATAAATTTATTTAAATCTTCTTTGAATGTTTCTGGGAGGCTATTTCTAAATCTTTCATCTCTTAAAGCTTGTTTTACATCTATCAAACTAATAGGTTGCTTCATTTCTTCCTCACTTTGTTAGGCTTATTATAAAAGCTTCTAGTAAATTTAAGATTACAGCCATTAACTGAGACAGTATACTTCCTGCACATCCACAAGCAAATATTTGCAAAGGATCTTGTGTTAAAAGTGATGCTCCCATAAACATACCACACCAAAAACCTAAACACATATAACATTCAAAAAGTTTGGATATTTTTTCTGGTAGATTATTTTTAATCCAATCTCTTAAAAATTGAAATATAGATCCATCTATTATGATATGGGTCATGCCTATTGACGCCAAAATAAATATAACAGTATTGTTCAAAATTCACCTACCTCCATAAAGTCAGATTAAAACCATCTTTTCCACGGGATATACAAAATTCTCTATATTCTTTCGCTTCTATTGGGATTTCACAATCATCAAAAGAAAAAATAAAGTTTTTTGTTATGTTGTCGTTGATCTTTTTCAAAACAACATTTATTTCGAAATATTGACTTAAAATATCTATATGTTTTTGTTCAATAGAATTAATTAAATTTATCTCTATCTCCCTAAGCTTAGAAGCCATACCTCCTACCATTTTTGAAAATTTCCATTGATCGAAAATTTCTTTAAATTCTGGCAATTTTCTTTGCAATTCCGAATTCAAAAATATTTTTTCTTCCAAGTTATAAAGATTTATTTCCACCCCTTATAATAGAAAAATTAAAAATTTTTGACTATGATAAATTTGCCATATAAGATAATTTTTAAGAAAGGCTTACACATGTCTGAAGAAGTTTTCCGCCCCAGAAAACCCGAAGAAAATTTAGAAAAACTACAGTCAGCAGAAGCTATTAGGCAAGCTGCTTCTGGAGAAACAACAAAACCAAGTGGACAAATGCCTTTTGAAATTAAAGGCAATGTGCCTCCCGAGTTTTTGAACGCAATGGGTATGCAAAGCAACCCTGCTGCTGTGTCAAGTGGCGCTGATAGAGCAGCACCAAGTGGCAACTTAAAAGATCTTCTTGATGATCTGAGGCAATCAACTTCTGTTTATGAGAAAATAGAACTTCCATCAAGAGGTATTTTTTATGATGGGGAAAATGGTCCTTCAGACGGAGTGCTTCATATAAAGCCAATGACAGGTGAAGAAGAACAAATATTAGCCACCCCAAGGTTTGTCAAAAAGGGACAGGCTTTAAACATGATATTCTCCAGATGTATTAAAGAAAAAATTAAGCCAGAAGATCTTCTTACTGTTGATAGAACATACTTATTAATTTATCTTAGAGGCATATCTTATTCTCCTTTATACGAAGTAGAAATAAAATGCCCAGAGTGTGAAAGAAAATTTTCAACAGAGATAGATCTAAACACCTTGATGGTCGAGTCAGCCCCAGAAGGATATGGACCATCTTTGGAAGGTGTTTTGCCTACTTCTAAATACACATTTAGATACAGATTATCAAAGGGCAAGGATGAAACAGATATTCAAGATCACCGAGAAAGAAGGATTAAGAATTTTGGAGATAATTCAACAGATGATACCCTAATATATAGAACTTCTATTTTGGTTGAAGAAATACAAGGAATAACAGACAAAAGAGATCTTCAAACATTGATTAAAAATCTTCCAATCTCAGATGTTTCACACATAAGAAATTGCGTAAATGAGCCTCCATTCGGTGTAGACACGAAAGTAGATATAGTTTGTCCAAGTTGTCTACAAGAATTTGACGTGGATCTTCCACTTGAAGCAAATTTTTTCTTCCCACGTCGGAGGAGGTACAAAATGCAAGCCTAAGTTTGTGGGAAAATTTAGCAGAAGAAATATTTTTCTTTCAATATCACATGCGACAAAGCATGAAAGATACTATGATATTGCCTATTAATCTTAGAAAATGGTTAATACAAAGATACATACAACAAAAAGAAAAAGAAAATGAACAAATGGAAGCAGAAAGAAGAAAAGTCAGAAAGAGATAAAAAATGCCTACAAAAGAAAGATTTCAAAATCCCAGCTGCGGCGATGATATAAACTTAAGATTATTTTCTTTTAATTCAAACACAAAGACAAATTTTTATCAAGTTGACAAGGTTGAGATATATTTTTTAGATCCTACTGAGATTACTACAGAAAACCCAACAGGTAAAAGACTTGTTCAGTCAATATTGGGGGAAGAAGTTGTTAATAACGAAGAAGGAGAATACCTTTTAACTGTAAATCTTACAAGTCCTTTGTATACAATTGGTAAATATGTTGATGTTTGGTATGTAAAATTTGAAGAGTCGGAGCCGTGCACAGAATCGAGTATTGAAAATTACTTTGAAGTATTCCCAAGTCTTTGGTTTACATCTACATCTCCAAGCATATACGATTTTAGTTTTTATTTTAAGCCCAATAAAATAACAAAAGGTAGTAAAAGATACGTAATAATAGAAGTAATTCCTAATGTTCCAAAAAGCGAAGAATTAGAAAGATATTATAATAATTTGGCTATAATATCTGATTTGAAAATATACCTAGAAAGAAACTGTTCTGATTGTTTGCCAGCAGAACAAGATTTAAGATTAGTAGTTGACGGAGAAAATGTTTCTTTTAGAGAAAAAAGATTCGGATACTATTTCTTAGATACAACAGACTTAGATAGGGGCATATATGATATTTGGTTTGAATTAAACTATGCTGAAAATACTTACGTCTCAGATAGAAATCAATTACAAATATATTAGGAATAATATTTGATGGAAAAAATATTTATAAGTATAGCCTCATATAGAGACTATCAACTAATACCAACTATAAAAGATTTATTAAACAAAGCTAAAAATCCGAATAACTTAATATTTGGCATATGTTGGCAACACAGCGATGATGAAAATTTAGATGAATTTAAAAATGATTCAAGATTTAAGATACTTGATATAAACTATAGAGATAGTAGAGGGGCTTGTTGGGCTAGAAGCAAAGTACAAGAACTATACTCTGGGGAAAAATACTACTTTCAACTAGATTCTCACCATAGGTTCTTACCGGAATGGGACTCTAAGCTTATAGAAATGTATAGCAGTTTAAAGTCTTCCAAGCCTTTATTGACAGGCTATTGCACAGTCTTAGATATGCAAAATGATCAAAAATTAAACAACCAGCCTTTGAAAATAGTTGGGTTTGAGACTTTTTCTCAAGATGGAAATTTAATGCTCAAGCCCCACTACGTTGATGAATTCAGAACATTAACTGAACCTATTCCTGCAAGATTTGTTTCTGGGCATTTTATATTTGTGGATGGTAAGTGGGTTGAAGAGTGCGGGTATGATCCAAACTTATATTTTCACGGAGAAGAAGTAAGTTTGAGTATAAGATCTTATACTCATGGGTATGACTTATTTCATCCTCATTATTCAATAATATGGCACCAATACATCAGAGAGGGTAATAAGAAGCATTGGGATGATCACACGAAAGATAACCCTTGGTGGAACTTAGACTCAAAAGCCAAGAAGAGATTGAGAAAATTATTACAACAAGAAAAAAATGATGAAGATCTGGGAAAATATTCACTAGGCACTACAAGGTCTTTTCATGACTATGAGTTATACACAGGAATTGATTTTAAAAATAAAAAAGTTGGATCCAAAGCCAAACGAGGGCAAAACCCTTATGTTATGACCGAAGATGAATGGTCGAAAGATTTTGAAAATAAATATAATTTAAATATATCTTGGGATCCAAAAGAAATATCATCAAAAGATGATTGTGATTTTTGGTTTTTTGGAATAGAAGATGTTGATAATAAGTTAATTTTTAGAAACGATTTTTTTTCTGAAAATAATAAAGAGATACTTGATAAAAAAATCAGTATGTTTAATGCTGTTTTTGACTCTAATTCAAATCCTCATCACTTTGTTATATGGGCACATAGTAAAAAAGACGGCTGGCTTAATAAGTATACAAAAAATATATAGCTAGCCGAAACTAAGTTGCAGCAGCGGCAGATCGGCGTGTTTGAGGTGCAGTGTTTGGCACTGTATTACCGGATGTTTGATAAATATTTATTATTTCATTAATTTGATTTCTAAACCCCGCTAGCTTTTGGTGTAAATTTTTATTAAAACCATCATCGGAGAAAATGTTATCTCTAATAAAAATTAAACTTTTTACAAAAGATTCAATGTTTTTTGGTAATATTATTTCATCTTCCCTTTTTGCACTTATATAAACACCATGTATATAATTTGATATTCTACTTACATTTGATTTAGTTAGATCTATATTGAGATCTTCTGGTGTGCTTAATTTTTTAATTCTAATTTGACTGAAATATTCTTTTAATATTGTGGTTAGTTTTATATCTAAATCTTGGTTTTTTTCACGAGAATTAAGATAGGCTATCCACAACTTCTTTATAAAAACTTCTGGTTTCTCATCATTTAGTACGAGTTTTTTTCCTTGTTTGTGTGCATTATAAATACCCTCAATATACCTTGATATAGAGCCAGATCCTGGAACTTTTGATATAATGTATGTGCTATCTAATTTTTCCCTTTTTTCTCTTTCTTTTTCATATTCATTTGAATAAAACTTTTTCATTTGTGAAATAATTTTTATTCTTTCATTTTTATCTTTTGTTGAATCAAGCTTTGAAAGCAATTCATCCCAAGAAGGCTTGTATTCTCCTCTGACACCAAACATTTCTCCCCAACCATCGGCTCCCCCAGACTTCATATCAGAAAAGGGATTCCTGCCAGCCTCAACGCCTCGCCACAGACCAGCGACCGGTGATGTCAAAGCTTGAGTAACACCTCTTGCTGTTTGTCTTAAATTTGAACCAAGTTCTTTTTTAGATTGTTTTCTAGACTCTGGGGATCCAATAACAGACCCTATTCCGCTTGCCGCTGTCTTGGCACCACCCCAAACAGTATTTCCCAAGCCCCTTACAAATTGTTTGCCGAATGTTCCAACTCCACTAATGCCGGCATC